GCCTTTGGCTTGTCCGCGTCGATATCCAGCACGATCGGATACTTTTGGCCAGGCTCAAGAAATAACGGCATACAATCCTCAATCAAAAGCAATAGTGAGTTCAGTGTCGACGGCACTTCCAGCAGTCGCCAACCATGTGACATCGTCGGTCATCATGTCTGACCGATTGCCCTGCTGCTTGTTTTCAAGCTGAGCTTTCGGCGCGGCGATTACGATTGACGCTAGGGCCACTCCGACCCGCATGGAGAAGGCTTCCGGAGTGCTAGTGAGCCACTTGGCGTCTCGGTCCTGCGTTGCCACCAATTCAGATTCCGGATCTGCCGTGATGACCGGAGCGCGATTTGTGACGATGGCAGACTTGAAGCCGCTGCGATCTGCTACATCAACGCACTCTCGCATGATGACGCTGTTGCCCGCGTCAACCTCCACATTCGACGTACAGAGATTCACCGCGTTCCATGTCAAAACGCCGGGAGAAAATCTCAGCGGTAGTGTCGTTGGGTACGTCGGGGCGATGATCGCCGTGTCTGTTTCGTTGCTGGAGTATTTGCCAGTAAAGGTGAACGTAATAAAAGCTACCTTCCCAGTTGGGCAGCTAATCTTGAACGTGCCCATCGCACCTGACAGCAGCGACCGCTTGCCGTCCTTGTAGTGGGCAATCGTCAGCGTCTTCACGCCGTTTGCACCCGGACCCGATGAAACTGGCGAGAACGTGCCGGCAGTATCGACCCATCCACAAGCAGGAAGCAGCACGCTGGCCCATGTCGGGATTGTTGTGCCGTCATAGCTCAGGTCATGCACGATGGTGCATGTGCCCATCATCCCTTCTGGAATGCCAGCAAGATAGTTGAATCCGCCTTGGCCTTCGCGGCGAGTTACTGCAACGGTTGGCTGAATCGAAAAGTCCCGAGCGTTGTAGGCACCTTCTGCCCCGGTGATCGTTTCGGCAGTGCCGACAGTGGTCTCGGTCTTGGCAGCAAACACGGCACGTCGTCTGAGTAATGGCATCGTTGTTTCCTAGTTCGTCACAAGCCCGTTGGCTCGCAGGACATTGAGATTGATTCGACGTTCTATTTGTTTGAATAGCTCTTTTGACACCGCTTCGACCTGAACAACTTCCATGTTGTTTTGCGTCCACGCCCCCCACGGTGACACTCCGTACAGCTTGACGATTGGTTGTGCTAGTTTTCCTTGACGAAGTCCCTTCGTCATCTTGCGTTTGTCGCCCATTCGCTTCCATACGCCGCCATACAATCGCGGGGCGAGCTGTCCAGGCTTTGGCCCCATAAAAGCTCCCGCAACCGTTTTGCGACCACCTGACTTTCCGATCGTATAACTCACTCCACTCTTATTCTGTTTTGCGCCGAACTCTTGAAGCCCGTAACGATTTTCCTTTTTCAAATGCACGACAGCTACAAGGCTCGTCGCTGATGCTTGAGCCCGGACGCTAATGGGCTTTTCTGATGCTGCCTTTTTCAGGTTGATCGCCTCGCGGATCTGTCGCCCCATGTCGAGCCGCGTTTTTTTTGCGGTTGCGTTAATCGCTCCGGCTATCTCTTTCGTCAGGTTTTTTTTCGCCGCCGATACTGACTCCGCAAGTCGCTTTAGCTGATCTGCGTTTATCTCAATTCCAATCATGCTGACACCGTCGTCGGATCGTTTTCAGGAACTCGATACGTCACTTTGAACGTCACCATGACACCTGAACGCCCGCCCGTTTCCTCCGTGTATGATTCAATCGGCCCCAGCGTTGTGTTAATCGCCAGCCCGCCCCATTGATGCCAGTTCGTGGCATTCGTAGCGGCTGCGATAATGTCTGCTCCCATGCGATTCTTAAACGTGTCTATTGCTGTGGTTTCTTCGTCTGAAGGCTTCACAACCCCGGCAACAATGACTTCCATGTCGTAAGCAATCACGGGAGGATTTCCGGGATAGCTTAACTCAGCATTTGGCACAGGATCCCCATGCGAAACAACCACGACCAAATCTTTCGGCTGCCATGTCGCAATCTGTGCTGAGCGAACGGCCGTAGAAAACGCCACAGCCATGCGACTGCGAACATTTGCTACGATTCGTTCGTTAACAGGTTCCGTCATTAAACCACCGCAAACTGACAAACCCCGGCGTCTTGCGACATCAGAGTCATGAAGGAAAACCGTTTTGGAAGCGTCTGCCCGACCTTTAACACGAACTCAATTTCATCCTTGCCGACGTTAATCTCGCTGGATGCGATTCCAGACCGGCAGGAGTTGTGAACCCGAATCGTTGCTGTCGGTAAAACGGCGTTACCGGAGGCATCAAAAATGGCGGGCGGGTTACGTTCGATAATGGCGAGAACCGGACGTCTCCCGCCGCCATTTGGAAAATAGACAACCGACTCCCCGAACTGATCAAGCAGCATCGGGAACCCTGCAGATGCAAAGTGTGAGTCGAATGTCGTCGCCACGAATTAACCTCAAGTGGTGATGTTGCTGAGCAGGTGCCCGGCCTGTGGGTACAGGACCAGTTCATCCACATCGTGGCGAACTCGGATCACGTCACCGCGAACACGTTCGTCGCGATAGCTTTCGACGGTTCCGCCGATTGACGAACCATCCTGAGCCCAATGGAACGTGCGCCCGATGCAAGGATCTCGCATGTCTGCACTCGTAGACACGCGACAAATCATTGCGTATTCACCGGACCAGATCTGAGATGGAGAAGCCGCTTGGCCTTCCTTCGCACCATTCTTGCTTGTGCCTGCAACGATGATGTAGTCCAGATCGAACGCAGCAGCGAGCATTTGAGCAGTGATGTCGCTTGCCTTTGATGGCGAGCCAGCACCGTTGCTTTCGATGCGGTCAATGACCTGTGCACTGTTGCGAAGATTTCGGAACACCTTGCGATTGATAACAAGAGCGTTAGCCCAAAGGCCACTGTTGTCATAAATCTTCTGCACGGCTGCTTCCACGTCAGTGAGAGGAACGCAGTTTGTTGCGTCATCCCACTCGTGCGTGATTGCAGTTGTCAAAGACGCACCGTTCCAAGTGGTCGTATTGAAAACCGCATCGGCAACTCGCTGTTCTGCATTTCGCAGCACAGCAGAAAAAGCACGCATTGTGCTGATCTGCTCGGCCTGGAAGTAGTCTGCGTACATCTTCGATTCACGGTCGTCGACGGGTTCTTCCGCACCGTGTTCTTCCGTGGCGTAGGTCGCTGGTTCGAACGTCCAGTTCCCGCGAGCGTACCCGCTTCCGGGCGCTCGCTTCGTATCTCGCTGCTGAAGCAGCTGCTCAATCGGAATCTTTCCGAAGTTTCCGGCCTGACTCATCACATCGATCACAGGAAAAACCTGCGTTGCGATGTAACCAGCCTTTTCAGACTCCAGATCGAACTCCAAAAACGTGGCCAAATCCGGCCGCTGTGTAGCCAAGCTACTTGTTGGCGATGGCATTGCATTTCTTTCTTCCCGATGCAACGCGATTTATGGAACAGAAAGTAAAGTTCCCCGGCTTTGGTGGCCACCTCCACCGGGGAACGCATCGGGCTTCATCAGGCGACGGTTACAGCCTTGAGGGCTACCGTGTGCCATTTCAGGTTGTAGGCCACGAGAACGATGGTGGCCCCGGCAAATGCCGCAAAGGTTGCCGTCGTCTTCGCACCGCCAGTAACGCCGTCTTCAATCAGGCTCGTCGCGGTGATCGTGTGAGCGAATGCTGTGGCGGAAGTGACGGTGAGCAGCAAGCCGTCCTGCGCGGCTGTTGGTGCTGCCAGTGTCATTGCAGCGAGTGAACCTGTTTTGGTGATGACAACTGTTCCGGGAACAAGTGCAATCGCTCCGCTCGCAGCCGCAAGAGTCACGCCGTTCTGCACGGTCTGATTGATTGGCTGCACTTCAATGATGTCACCATCGGCAGTGACGGTTTCCTTGGCAATGCCTTCAATGTTGCCGTTTGCAACTGACGACACTTTCCCGGACGCTGCACCATAGACGTAATTGCCTTTGGTAATGGCTGCAGCAGCAACCATCTTTTGCGTTCCCTCTGCCGTCTTCAGTCGCACCGAGCAAGGCCCAGCGGCAAGGCAGGCTGTGTTCATTGTCCCGAATGACTGATCGAGTGCACCGGCAAGAGCAACAGCCCCCGGAGTTTTTACTCGAAGATATTGGCCGACAGCTCCGGCGGCTGTATCAGGGACAACTGGCGTTTCAAAAAACTGACTCATGATATTCTTTCCTCACAGAAGTGATGATTGATTCGACGCTGCCAATTAGCGAGCGTTTGCTTCTGCGAGATACGCCTCGCGAAGTCCAGGGTGGTTGCGGTTTGCCAATGCCACCGCCTTCATCTTGTTGTTGCCGGTTTTTGCCATTGCTGTTTCGATCGCC